GAGTACGCCCGCGCCTTCGCCTACGCGATCCAGAACGGCATCGGCCGCAAGAACGGCCGGGGCAATGAGAAGGTGAAGATCCTCTACGACGCGCTGACCGAGGGCGGCGGCAATCCCGTGGGCACCGACGGCGGCTTCCTGGTGCCGGAGGACATCGACCACTCCATCCATGAGCTGCGCAGGCCCCTGAATCCGCTGGCCCAGTTCTTCGGCGAGGAGAACGTGACCACGCCCACCGGCTGGCGCGTGGTGGACACCGAGCCCACCAGGGGCCTGCTGGACGTCAACGAGATGGGCCAGATCAACGCCAACGACGACCAGCCCGCCTTCAAGAAGATCAGCTACAGCACCAGCAAGAAGGCCCTGATCCTGCCCGTGTCCAACGAGCTGGCGACCGACAACGTGGCCAACCTGTTCGGCTACCTGTCCCGCTGGTTTGCCAAGAAGCTGGTGATCACCGAGAACAACATGCTGGTGACCCTGCTGCGGACCCTGACCGCCACCGACATCACCGCGGACCCGGTGAAGGGCCTGAAGAAGGCGCTGAACGTGGACCTGGATCCCGCCATCAGCGCCGTGGCCAGCATCATCACCAACCAGAGCGGCTACGACGCCCTGGACCAGCTGACCGACGACAACAAGCGCGGCCTGCTGCAGCCTGATCCCACCAACGCCACCGCCCACCGCTTCGCGGGCAGGGGCGTCTTCGCGGCGTCCAACGGCACCCTGGCCAACGTGACCAGCGGCAGCGGCGCGAGCGAGACCACGAAGGCGGACGTGTTCATCGGTGACGGCGTGGAGTTCGCCACCCTGTTCCGCTGCGGCGGCTACGAGCTGGCCAGCACGGACATCGGCGGCAGCGCCTGGCGCACGGACTCCACCGAGATCCGCGGCATCGCGCGCCTGGGCGTGACCATGTTCGACGACAAGGCGATGGTCCGGCGCAGCCTGACCGTGTAACCTGGCGACCGTCAGCGCTGGCAAAAGCGTCAGCGCTGACGCTTTTGAGGAGGTGCCAAGCATGATTGAACGAACGGACAGCCAGCAGACCACCTGCAACGCTACGGCCCTGATCGACGGCGAGCGCAGGCAGGCTGCCGCGGCCACCTGCACGATCCGCCCCGGCAGGGGCATGATCTTCTCCATCGACGTGCCGCCCAGCGACATGAAGCTGGAGCCGGACGACCTGGACGGCATCGCCAACATGTTCAAGGAATACCTGGAAGACGAGCTGAAGAAGGCCCGGACCCTGGGCATCCCCATTTAGGCAGGTGACGAACATGGTGGACGTGGAATACATCCGGCGCTTTGCCGGCGCGGACCCGGAGGAGAGCACCCAGCTGCTGGAGGACATGCGGGACGCCGCGGTGGAATGGTATGAAAAGGCCGGCGTGCCCAGCACCACGGAGGGGCCGCTGTATCGTTTCTGGGTGGCCAACCTGGCGGCCTGGATGTACGACAACCGCGGCAACGCCGACGCCATGGCCAACATTCCGGCCTTCATCGTGTCCAGCGTCCACCAGCTGCGGCCTGTGAGGGGTGATGCAACATGAGCATCAAGGCAGGCGACCTGCGGCACAAGGTGACGCTGCAGCGGCCGACAAGCCGGATCAATGAAAAGGGCAAGAAGATCGCGGACTGGGAGGACGTGGCCACGGTGATGGCCGGCAAGGCCGACGTGTCCGGCCGCGAGTTCTACGTGGCGCAGGCCCACCACGCCGAAGACGTGGTGACCTTCACGGTGCGCTGGCGGCAGGACGTGACCGCCAAGTGGCGGCTGGTACACCACGGCGAAGCCTACAACATCCTGGAAGTCAACCACCTGGGCTACATGCGGGATTTTATGCGATTGAAGTGCAGGCTGGTGACCGGGGAGGCGGTGAAATAATGGGCACATTTGGCACAACCGGCATCGCAGCGGAGCTGGAAAAGTTCGACCTGAAGCGCAAGGGCGCGGACGAAGCGGTGCAGAAGGCCGTCGAGGCCGGCGGGAAGGCGCTGGCCAAGCGCCTGCAGGAAGCCGCTCCGGAGCTGAAGGGGCACCGCGCCGGCATCACACCCGGAGCTCTGAAAAAGAGCATCAAGGCCGGGAAGGTGACCTACAGCGCCGCCGACGGCTACCACACCGACGTGGGACCCGTGGGCAAGGACCACGGGGAAGCGCTGGCCAAGATCGGCAACATCCTGGAATATGGAAGAAGTGCCCAGTCCAGGGATCCCGGCCGCGACATCACAGCGATGCCCGCGAAGCCGTGGTTCAACACCACGGTGGGCAAGGCCGAAGGGGAAGTGGTGAACGCCATGCGGAAAGCATTCAACGAGGCGCAGAAATGATGGACAATCTCATGACCGCCGACGCCGTACAGCAGCACTTCACGGCGGCGCTGAAGGACATGCCCGTGCCGGTGAGCCAGCCGCCGGGCGACGCAGAGGCCACCACCTGGCTGACCTTTAACGAGGTCGGCGCGGACGGCCGCACGGCGTCCAACAACGTGACGCGGATCCGGCACCTGGTGCAGCTGCACGCCTGGACCCACGCGGAGGACGACGAGCACCGGGTGGCCTTCTTCATGGCCCTGGAGCTGCTGAACGCTGCCGGCGTGCGCGTGTTCAGCTGGGGGCCTGACGAGTACGAACAGGACACCGGCATCCACCACATCGCCTGCACGTGCGAATGGTGGCAGCGGTGAACCGGAAAAGGAGGATTAACATGGCTAACGAGAACGAGAACACCAACATCACCACCAACACCCCGGCGGTGACTGAGGGCTATTATTACGGCATTCTGGACATCATGGTGGCCATCATGAAGTCCGAAGACAAGCCGAAGGTGAAGCCCACCTACTACGACTACGAAGTGCTGGGCAAGACCATCGAGGCGACGATCACGCCCAACTACAAGGAGGGCAAGGTCTACGCCAGCAACGTGGCCACCCGCAACGAGCGCCGCGTGGACAGCTACACGGTGAGCCTGAACCTGGACAAGATCCCCTACGCCATGCGCCAGAAGATCCTGGGCCGCCTGGTGGACAAGAACGGCGTGCAGATCATCAAGGGCACGCAGATCGCGCCCTACGTGGCCATCGCCTTCGCCCTGACCCTGGACGACGGCAGCTTCGAGCTGTGGACCCTGTACAAGGGCAAGTTCAGCGAGCCCACCCAGGTCGGCCACACCGACAGCGACAGCATGACCTACCAGCACCCGACGATCGAGGCCACGTTTGTGCGCCGCGAATGCGACGACGCCCTGGCGGCGATCGCTGCGACCGCGGACAAGAACGTGATGGAGACCGTGGCCACCGGCTGGTTCACGGAAGTCTACGAAGCCGACAAGGAAAACTGATGAATGAAGCGCCGGGCATCCTGCAAAATTAGCGGGCCGCCCGGCGCGGATCCCGCTCACACACGACAAGGAGGAACCGAAAAATGGCGGAGAACCTGCAAAAAGAGAACCTGCGCGGGGTGGACATCTCCCGCCCCATGGACCACATCGAGCTGGCCGGCGAAAGCTACCCGCTGGCCTTTGACCTGGCTTCCATGCGGGTGGCGGAGGACGTTTACGAGCTGCAGTACGGCCGCAACCTGAATTTTGCCGACATCGTGCGGCACCTGGCAGCGGGCAAGCTGGGCGCGGTGATGGCCGTGCTGTACGGCGCGCTGCTGTCCGGAAGTAGGGACAACGCGGAGAAGGAGCCCATGACCTGGGCGGAATTTTCCGAGAAGTTCAAGCTGACCAGCATTCCCGGCGTGCGGGAGCTGCTGATGAAGAACGTGCAGGCCGCCCTTCCGATCGCGGAGGGCAAGGCGGCAAACCCTCAATAAGCCAGGGCAAGACCATCCGCTTCCCCTGGCTGCAGCTGTACAGCGGGGCGCTGCAGTGCGGGCTTGATGCCCCGACATTCTGGGCGAGCAGCCCCAGGGCTGTGGACCTGCTGATCAAGAACGCGCCCCGGCCGCGTCCGCCTGCCGCAGGCAGACAGGCACGCAGGACCGGCGGCAAGAAGGAAGTCCAGAAGGTGCGGCTGAACCGGCTGCCGCATCCGTAACAACGAATTGGGGGGGGAAACGTGAAAACGGCGTTTCTCCCCATTTTCATTTTTGGAACGCACGAGGAGGTGATGCTGTGCTTTTACGGGAAACGGGCTTCACATACGGCGGGAAACACAGCCGCGACGACATGGGGCTGCTGTACGCCGAAAAGGACGGCCACATCGCCATCCCGGAGATCAAGCGCAACAGCTACAGCATCGCGGGCATGAACGGGACCGTGCTGCTGCCCGGCGAAGCCTGGCAGCCGTTCAACCTGGAGGGCACGCTGTACCCGGCCAGGGAACCGCGGACCCAGGCCCAGGCCCAGGCGCTGCTGCGGAAGGTGGCCGCCTGGCTGACGGCCGGCCGGCAAAAGCTGATCTTTGACTACGAGCCGGCGGTGTACTACCTGGCGGAGCTGTCCGCGGCCAGCAAGTGGAGCCTGCGCAACTGGTTCGGCGGCGAGCTGCCGATCCGGTGGACCGCGCAACCCTTCGCCTACAGCGTGGAGGAGACCAGCAACAGCACGACCACCACCGGCACCAGCGCCAGCCTGACGCTGCAGCTGGACACGGGGCAGCCTGCCCCGCTGAAGCTGACGGTGGAGAACACTGGCACGGCGACCATCACCAGGGTAAGCGTCAGCGGCATCACGCTGGACGGGCTAAGCCTGACGGCCGGCCGGAAGCTGGTGATCGACTCCGAGCCGCCGGTGGGCGCGGTGATCGGCAGCCAGAACGCGCTGCCCTTCGCCACGGCCTTCACGCCGGCCACGCTGCAGGCGGGCAGCAATGCCATCAGCGTGGCCCTGTCCTACGGCAGCAGCGGCAGCCGCAGCGCAAAGATCACAGCCAGCGCACGCGGGAGGTGGTGATTTATGGAATATTTGAGCGTGTCCGACCAGGACATGCGGATGCTGGCGGTTTTGGAAAACGCCGATAAGATCGGCTACGAGCTGAAGCATAACGACCTTTGGACGGGATCCTTCAGCCTGCCGGCCAGCGATCCGAAAAACAGCTTCTGCCAGGCCCACAACCTGGTGCGGCTGCCGGACGGCCCGCGGGACACCGGCCTGTTCCGGATCATCGGGATGCCCACCGGCGACGAGACCGGCCTGCAGGGCATGAAGACCTACAGCCTGGAGCACGTGATGGCCACGCTGCTGGACGACGTGCTTTTTGGCTACCACGAAGTGGGCGGCACCGGCGTGTACACCAGGGACGTGATGCAGTACATCCTGGCCCGGCAGGCGGTGCAGCGGTGGCAGCTGGGGGCCTGCGAGTTCAACGACCAATTCCAGTACCACTTCGAGAACGTCAGCCTGCTGAGCGCGCTTTTAAGCCTGGGCGAAGTGCTGACGGACGAGTACACCTGGGACTTCGACACCGACACCACGCCCTGGACGGTGAACCTGCGGCGCGCTGACAGCGCTGCCGGCTGCGGGATCCACTACGGGCGGAACCTGGTGAAGATCACGAAGACCATGGACGCCACCGCCCTGGTGACGCGGCTGTACCCGCTGGGCTACGGAGAAGGCGTGAATCAGCTGAACATCCGGGAGGCCAACGGCGGCACGCCCTACATCGACGCGGACACCATCGGCACCTGGGGCATCAAGTGCTCCGTGTGGACGGACACCCGGATCCAGGACGCGGCCACCCTGAAGGCCCGCGCCCGGCAGGTGCTGGAGGGCTACAAGAACCCCTACATCAGCTACACGGCCAAGGCGGTGGACCTGTACAGCATGACCGGCTTCAGTTGGGACGACTACATGCCCGGCAAGCTGGTCCGGGTGATGGACAGCGAGCACGGCGTGGACTTCCAGGCCAGGATCGTGACCATCAGCAAGCGGGACGTGAACGGGGATCCCGGCGACATTGAAATCACCATTGCCAACACGCCCAGGGACGCGGCGGACAGCATCAACACGCTGGCGGACCGGGTGGGCATCGGTGAGCTGTACAGCCAGGGAGCCACCAACCTGTTCGCCATCCCCTTCGCGGACAACGCCGACGAACGGCACCCGGCCAAGTTCCGGGTGTACATCCCGGCGGGCATGGTGCGCATCAACAAGATGCTGCTGAGCTGGCAGATCGCGGCCTTCCGGGCGTACAGCACCGGCGCGGCTGCCGGCGGCGGGACCACCCGGACCAGCAGCAGTGGCGGCGGCAGCACCCAGACCACGACGACCAACGACACGGTGGTCTATTCCAGCGAGTACGGCGGCGACTGCGTGGTCTCATCCAGCCAGCGCATCGTGGCCAAAAGTTCCGACGGCGGCACGGAGCTGATCGGCTGGACGTTCGGCCCGCGGGACAACGTGGACGGCAACGTGATGAACAACACGAAGGCCAACACGGTGGGCCTGAGCACCCAGAGCGCCGGCAGCCACAGCCACACGGTGAATAGTCACAGCCACAGCCTGAACAACCACCAGCACCACTTCAGCGGCAGCGACACCGTCTACTGGCAGCACTGGCACGACATGCAGGGCGGCGACAGCGCCCACACCGGCAACGTGTCCAGCAATGTGTACAGCGCCAAGACGGTGAACGTCAGCGGCTACACCGAC